GGTGATTTCGATGGTTTCCGGGCCGGTCTCGTCGCCCTCGATGCCAGAGGCATTGATCGGCGCGACCCAGTAGGCGTAGACGCCCGCCGCCAAAGAGGCGTCGAGCCATTCGTCGTCTGCGTCCGGCAGACCGTATTCCGTGCGCACAAGCACCGCGTCGCCCAGGTCGAAGGGGCCGGAATAGGCAGCGGCATAATCCGCCCGGTAGATCCGGGTGGCGTAGTAGGCCGCGTCATCGGGCGAGGTGAAAGCCACGGTCACGTCGCTGCCGGACTTGGACACCGACAGGTTGCCGGACCCATGCGCCGCCGGCGCCGTGGTATTGGCCACTGCCACCACCGACAGCGGCGTGTCCGGCTTCCATTCGCTGACGTCATAGCCCGAAGTGCGCGCGCGGATCTGCGCCTCGTAGGTGGCGCCGTCCACCAGCCCGGTCTGGATGTATTCGCTGGCGCCTTCCTGCAACTCGACCTCGACCCATTCGTCGCCGTCGCGGCGCAGCCGCAGGACCGGGAACAGGTCATCCGGCGCCGTCCAGGTCCACATGATCTGCGCCACCCCGCCCGTACCCTCGACCACGGAACCGGCAAGGTCGGTGATCGGGTCGACCGGGTCGGACCCGGACACGTCGTCGTTGTTGTAGCTGGGGGGCGCCGGTTCTTCGGTCGCGGCGGTGAAGGCCCAGTCCTCCTCGATGCTTTCGGCCAGCTCGATCTGAAAGCTGGTGCCGTCGGCGTTCATCTCGATCATCGAGACCTCGCAGGTCACGTCCCGCAACAGGATCGGGTGCTGCACCGTGACGAAGCGGTGCGCCAACTGTTTCGCGCCGCTGCTGGCCTCGGACCATTCCCGCCCGCCGATCACCTCCAACCCCGCAAGGCGCAGGGTGCCGGACAGCTTGATGGGGGCACGTTCCGACCGGGCCAGCGGTTTCAGCACGCGCAGCGCCTGGTTGTGGTTGTCGATGCCGTAGATCGCCAGCGGGCGCGCGATGCGAGGCGCCACCGCGTCGACGATGAACGGCGCGGACGGCGTCTCGCGGTAGGCATTGCCGGGTTCGCGGTACTCGGCGACGTACTCGGTCGGCGGGTTCATCCCGAAGTTGCCCTCGACCATCGACAGCGACTCGAAATCGCTGGCGGTCAGGGTCAGGGTCGGTTCGATCCAACGCCCGGCGTAGAAATCCACCTTGCCGTCCGGGCGCTGCCAGATGAACCCGTTGGCCGCGGCGACGAACTGGGCCCGGACCTGTTCGAAGTTCTGGTCGTCGGTGAAGGTATGGTTGAAGGTGTAGCGCGACTGCGATCCGCCATCGCGGTTGGTCACGCTTTCGTCGCAGACATCCGCCTCGATCGCGACCCGGTCCCAGTCGACCTCGAAGCCCCAGACGTTGACCAGCTCATGCGCAAAGCACAGCGCCCAGTTGTTGCTGTAGCCGGTGCTGTCGTCGCGCGGGTCGTAGATCTCGTTCCAGAACTCCCAGACCGGGGCGTAGCCCGGTTCGCGCCCCTGGGTGTAGACCTTCAGCGCCTGTTCGGCGGCGGCGCGGCGGTACTGGAGGGCCGCGTAGCTGTGCCCGGCAAAGTCATGGGAGGCGGTGATCTCGGTAAACTCGGCATCCAGGATCGCATCCACCGCCTGCGACGGCCCGCCGGTGTGGGTGCGAATGTTGACGTAGGACCCGCGTTCCGTATCGGTCGCGGAATAGGCACTACGCCGGTAGCGGTCCGACACGACGTTCCCGACCTCGTTGACCGTCACCTCTTCGAAGTCGAGGAAATGTGCCACCGGCCCATTGGTGGGATGCGCGGCCAGGGTCACCGTCATGTGCCGCCGGTTGTCGACCAGCCCGGAACGGAAGCCGACCGGCCCGCCCTTGCGCAGCTTGCCATAGGCGCGTTCCATCAGCGCGGCGGACTGGATGTAATTCGTCAGGCGCTGCGAGGGTTTGGGCAGTTCCGGCTGCGGCGTCAGGGCCGACACAAGCGCCGAGGTTCCAAGGGCCAGCAGGGCACGCCCCGCCAGCGTGCCGAAGAACCCCGTGACGTAGGACGAGATTGCGAAACCAGCGGTGAACCCGGCTGTGGCAAAGGTGCCGCCCAGAACGGCAGTTGTATTGAATATCCCGGCGAAAAGGCCTGCGATAAAACCTGAGACCGGTTCCGCAGATGCCGCTGTCGGCGCCGTCAAAGCCGTCGTCACCAGCAGCGCACCCAGCAACCGCCTACCCTTCGACATAACCCACCTCCCATGCCCCCATAAGTCGCTCAGGCCGGGCGCTATGGATGCGCGCACCGTCCTCTTGGCCACCGCGGCACACGAAATTGCCCGGCTCGATGCAGATTCCCGCGACCGGCAAGGGTTGCCCCCTGCCGGGATGCCACAACTTGAACAGTGCCACGTCGCCTCGGACCGGATCTTGAGTCGGGGCGCAGCCCGCCCGGATTTCGAGGTATTCACGGGCAATGCGGAGCGGCTGGGTGAAAAACCGCGTGACGCGCTGCGCCTGGGCCGCGTCCTCGTAGGTCAGGCGCAGATCCTCGGTCAGGTCGAGGCCGCGCACCTGCCCGGCCCAGTCCAGCGCCGACAGGCAGCAATCGGACACACCCCATCGGGCGGGCTCGGCAAGCCAGCCCTGGATGAACAGTTGCAGCCGGGTCATCCGATGATGCTCTTTTCCTGCCGGGGTTCGGTCGGGATGAACTCGTAGCTGGGGTTGTCCTCACCCAGCTGCCGGGAATGATCGGCAGTGTTGTAGACCAGCCGCCGCGCGCCGTTGCGCACCCGGAACGGGCTTTCCATGTGCAGGCGGATCACCCGGACCACGTCATCGGGCGCGTCGATGGTGATATGATCCATCGTCAGCTGTGTGACCTGGCGCGGCGCATGCACGGGCGCATACATCTGTTCCACGCTGTCGAAGACCTGCAGGTAGCGGGTAAAGGCCCGCCCCTTGACGTAGGCCGATCCCAGCTCGGTGATCTGCGTCACCAGGTCGGAGGGGTCGACCGGATCCTCGAAAAAGGACAGCGACACGCTGGAGGCCTTGGCCGTCCCGTTCAGCCCGAACCCCAGCGCATCCGCCTGCACCAGGCGCGACCCCCACCATGTCTTGCCGTCGATGTCGGTGAACTTGCCATCGGCGCCCAGGATGAACCCGTAGTCGCCGTCGGGCGTGTTGACATTGGCCAGGTGCAGCAGCCGCTGCGACTGTGCCCGGAAATCGTAGCCCGAGGGGAAAAAGCTCATCGCGTCACCACCTCGCGCAGCGCGATCTCTGGCCGGGCGCGGTGATCGCGGGCGTAATGCGGCGCGGCCCCGGTCGGATTGACCAGTTCGAACAGCCCGTGCGCCTCGAAATGGACGATGTCGCCATCGCTGACGGCGCTGCGCAGGCAGGGTTCCACCTGCAGGGTCTGTTCCGTGCCGCTGGTGTCCAGCACGCCGACCACCTCGAAGGGCCAGTCGTCGTGGCTCAGCCTCTGGCCCATCTGGACCGGGGTGCCCGTGGGCGCGTAATCGACGGTGATCTGCGTGGCCCCGATCGCATGGGCGCCGACCGCCAGCCCGAAGGGCGTATAGGCGAACCCCAGCCCGTTCGAGAAATACTGGCCTTCGGAAAACGGCACGCCCTGCGCGGCATGACTGCCCGCCATCGCGGCCCAGTCCGTCCCCAGCGGGTCGATCATCGGCAGGCGGATCACCCGTTCGCGCCCGCGCGCCATGCTGACCACGGCCCGCCAATGCAGGATCGCAGCGCGGTGCAGGTGCAGCTTCGGCTGCCCCGTCCAATGCGGAAAGGCCGAGGTGAACATCTGGTTGATGTTGTTCGTTGTCGGCCCCGCGTCCTGGCCGCGATGGTCGAGGGTCCAGTTGATGCCGCTGGACCGGACAAGGCTGCGTGGCACGGTCAGGATCTCGCGCGCCATCAGAGCGTCCCCCTGCCCTGCAGCTCGCCGATCATGGCGCCGAAGTTCTGGCGCTGGAACTGCGCGTAGCCGCCAAGCTGTTGCAGGCTGCGGGCCTCTGCCGCTCGCATCCACTGCACCTGCACGCCGTCACCGATGCCGATGAACGGGATATCCTGTTGACGGCCGCCCGGCCCGCGCCGATAGTCGCCCGCTGCATCCGAGGACCAGCGTTCGCGCGGGTGCACGACGGCCATCATGCCGCCCTTACCATCGACCCCGCCAGAGCGCGGCCCGTTGCCGGTATAGCCGCGCGTGTCAAAGCTGGGCAGGAGGCCCCCGACCACCGATTTGACCAGCCCCATGATGCCACCCGTCACCGGCTGGCCCGCGATGGTGCGATACAGCGCGTATTCGATGGCGGCGCGTGCGATGGCCTGCTTGAGCTGATCAAAGGCGTTTTTCTGGCCCATGATCGTGTTGATCACCGCATCCCGGCCCTGCTGGACGTAGCGGGTGAACTGCTGTTGTCCCTCGCTGGCCTTCCGGTAGGCCTCTTTCGTGGCCTCGACATGGCGGTTGTAGACCTCCTGGCTGATCCGGCCCGTTTCCAGCAGTTCCTGCGCCAGCCGCATCTCGGCGTTGTATTTCTCCAGTGCCGTTGTGGTGGCCCGGCGGATGCGCAGCGCCTCCTGATCCAGCCGGTTGGCCTCTCGCGAGGCAGCACCGCCGCCACCGCCGTCGATGTCCGGCAGCGTGAATTGCAGGCTCTTGCCGAGTTGCGCACCCATATGGTTCGTCTGCCAGTCCTTGATGGACCCCCCGAAGTTGCGGGGATCGCCCCCACGCCCGCGCCCGACCCGGTTTGCATAGACGGCATCGTCCGCCAGTCCCTGTGCAATTCCCGCCGCATAGACAAAACCCTGCCGCAGCAAGTCCCGCAGCTCGCGCGCCCCCTGTTTCGGACTACTGAAGTCAATCGAGGCCACGGCACTGCCCAGGTCCCGCGCCGCCGTTTCGCTGTCCTTGATCAGGGCGTCGATCTTCTCGGTGGCGTCGACACCGGCGTTCATTTCGGCGTTGATGATCACCAGCTTGAGCCTGAGCTCTTCCATTGAGCGGATCAGGGCGTCGTTTTCCGCCCTGACACGCGCGGTCACGGCAGGATCGTACTCATCGCGCCCGATCATCTGCCCCGGACCACGCGCCCGGCCAGATGCGATCTCCTGCTCTCGCCGGATCATTTCGTCCAGTTGCTGCGCATGTTCGGCCAGTCGCGCCCTGGCGGCCCGCCGCTGATCCTCGAGATCCATCTTGCGCAGCTCTGCCAGGGCTTCGCGGGCGCGCGCTTCCATTCTGAGCGATTGCAGGACCTGTGGCGTTACCTGCGCCTGCGCGATGCCGGTCAGCGCGATGGCAGCAGTATACCGTTCCTGCGCAGTGCGCGCCTCTTCGAACGCCGACTTGTAGTTCGAAAAGGCCGAGTCGAGCGCCTGGCCCAGGTCCTCTGCCGCCTCTTCTGCTTCGAACAGCTTGGGAATGAAGGCCGCGCCAAGACCCACCGCGGCACCAGCGATCAGCGGCAAAATACCCCCAAACCCGCCGAGGATGTCCGGCAGCTGGATCGCAACCGCGCTTATCAGGTTCCCACCCGCCGCGACCTGCTGGCCGATCTGGTTGACCTGCAACAGGCTGTTGCGCAGCCCCATGCTAGCGCCGACGCTGGCCGTGTCGACCAGTTCCATCGCCGAGGCCGCGCCCCGCGACCGCGCCTCCAGGCCCGCAAGGACCTGCGCCGCATCCTGTTGCGAGGTAATCCCCAGTTTCACCGCCCGGTTGACCTGGTCCTGCGCCCTCTCGAACCGCATCTGGGCAGCATAGGCCGGGTCGATGCTGGCCTTGAGCGCCTTGAACTGACGTTCCTCCGCATCCAGCATTCGTTCGAAAGCCTTGGCGGATGTTTCCGCCGACTTCTGCCCGCGGTCGATCTTTTCATAGGCCTGCCAGCCCGAGTCGCCGATCTTCTTGAACCCGCCCTCGACCTGCTGGCCGCCGGCAAGTTCAGCCCGGTATGTGACCTTCCGCTGCACCATGTCCTGCGCTTTCGATTTCCTGGTCTGCCGCTTCGTTGATCGCGGCCACAGCCGCCTGCTCGATCCGTGGCATCAGCTCCGCCACGGCCACGCTCGGGATGCCCAGGGCATCCCCGACCGCCAGGACGGCGGTCATGTCGTATCCGATGACCCGGCCCGAACTGGCCCGGATCTGTCCGCCGCAGCGCAGGGCCAGGTCCCAGACCTGCCGCCCCTCGATGCTCTGCGGTGCGTTCACCTTCATCGGGCAGGCGTCACAGACGCCCGCGCAACTGCTGCAATAGCCGTCCGAGCCGAAATGCCATTCGGCCCGACGGCTCAGCCGTTTCCCTCTTCGTCCACCGCCAGCGCGGGCAGGACGTACGTGTCGCGCCACGCCTGGTAGATCTTGTCGTCCTCGATCAGGGCGTCGATGTAATCCGGCGAAGGTTCGATCGGTGCGCCGGATTCATCCCCGACCCCTTCCCATGCCACGATGGCATGGCGGGCGAAGGCCTTGGCCCAGCCCAACATCCCGACCGACAGCGCCGCGGCCTTGGCATCCTCTTCGCCCGCGTCGTCCGTGGTGACACCGGAGAACAGTTCGTGCCGTACCTCGTCCATCATCGAGGACCGCGCGGGCAGGACCTGCACCTGCACGCCGCGCGGCAGGTCGATCCAGTAGGGTTCGGGTTTCAGGTTCAGGTTCAGCATCAGTAGCTCTCCACCGTGTTCAAAAGGGTTGCGGTCAGCATCGCGCTGTCGTCGGTGTCGCGCGCTGCCATGAAGCTGAAGTTGGCCTCGATCCCACCGGGCCCCTCGACCGGGCGGCCGGGGACGGACAGGAAGACGCGCGGCATGGCCAGGGTCAGCTTTTCCGTCGCCGATTTCGTCAGCACGAAGGACAGCGCGATCGGCGTGCCCACCTTGGCGGTGGTGAACAGGCTTTCGCTGGCGAAACGCAACCGCAGGTTCCCGGTCATGGCGGCGCGCATCGGGTCCAGCCCGCCGATGAACTCATCGCCGGTCACCGTGTCCACCTGGTCGAGGTTGTTGCTGAACGTGAAATCCGCCGAGACCACGTTCGCCTGCGCCGAGGCGTCGATCTCGACGCTCGCCTGCCGCTGCATGAAGCGCGACAGCGCGTAGCTGGACGGCGTCCCGGCGGCGGTGCTGGAGGCCGGCGCCGTCACGCCCTGCCCGATCACGCCCACAGTGCCGTTGACCCGTCCGCCCCGCTGCAGCGTCAGGCGCAGGTTGTCGGCGCGGCAGCCGCGAAACATCTCGTAGCTGGGAACGTCCGGCACTTGCTTTTCCAGGCTGAAGCTGGGCAGCGACCAGGCGCCGGATTCGAAGGTGTGGCTGTGATGCGTCGTCTCATCGGTGCTGGTGGGTGCGCCCATCAGCGCCTTGAGCCAGAAGCCCACGGCCTCCAGGTCAATCGGGATGCCGATGTCGCCCGCGACATTCGCCACGTCCAGGTCCGCATCGCCCGGGTCGCGGGTGCCGACCAGGTCATCCTCGATCAACCCCCGATCCAGCGCCAGCCCGTTGGACATGTGCGGCAGGAAGTAGAACCCGCTCGCCGGAGCCGTCTTTTCGGTGCTCTCGAATACCGCGGCGGCCAGTGACCGCTCGCCCCTTCCTCGTGCCATGTCAGGCCTCCTTCAGGTCAAAGGGTTTGTGGTGGCGTAGGACAAGGTGACCCGCACCACGTCCACACGCATGCTTTTGCCGCCCTGTACGCGCTGATCGTCGCTCTCGACCGGCTGCGCCTCAACCCAGTCGCAGAGACCGCCCAACGTCCGGTCCGCCTCGATCGCGGCGCCCAGCTCCTGGCGGCGGGCGTCTGTCACGGCCTCGCGGCCCGTGGCGCCCTGGGCGTAGAACTCGAACTCGACATCGTGGTCGAGATGATAGGTGCGCGGCAGGGTCATGCTTTCGACCACCGGGCGGCCGTCACGCATGATCACCAGACCGGCGGCGGGAATAGCCTCCGGAACGACAAGGTTGCGTTCGACACCGCCCGTCACCGCGCCGTTCGCCAGCGTGTGCAACGCCGACAGGCGCGCCTCGACATCACTCGGCATCCCTGCCCCTCATTCTTCAAAGCCCACGGAATCGAGGATGCGCGCCGCCCAGCCGTCCGACTTCGCGAGGAAATCCAGCTTCTTGCGCAGCTTGACCTGTTTCACGAGGTAGAAGACGACCGAGGTCTGTTCCCCGGTCAGTATTCCGTCCTTCCGGCGCCGCCCGCCTTTGCGGCGGACAAGCCCGCCCTTGTTGATCCGGGTGCCATCGGCCACCAGGAAACTGACGCGGCTGTCGCGGTAGACGAACCGCAGCTTCAACCCGGTCTTCTGCTCGAAGGCGGCGGGCGTCATCTTGCGCCCGAACCGCTGCTTACCGGCCCCCGGCGCCGGGATCGCCAGGTACAACCCGTTGGGCGACCGGATCAGCGATCCTTCAAGATGCGACAGGATGATCTTGGGCGAGTTGGCCCAGACCAGCGCGGCCGCGTTCATGCTGTTCTGCCCCTGCGGATAGGTCTGGTGCCTGACCGAATTGGCCAGCCGCCCGCCCAGCCCGCTTTCGCGGATCTCGTCGCGCCAGGCATCCTGCAGGAACTGGCCGGCCCGCCGCATCGCCGCCGTGTGGCTGCGCTCCAGCTGCTCAAAGTCCCGGCGGGTGATGTCGCGCAGGTCGCCGTCCTGTGTCACGCGCAGGCTCATGCCGGAACCGTATCCAGCAGCCAGATCGTGCGCTGATCGTCACGTTCCGGCTGCCCCTGCACGATCCGGTCCTCGCCGTCATAGCTGATCGTATCGCCAGCCTGCGGGCTTGCGACATCCGAGATGCGGATCTCGTAGACCACGGTTTCGGACGTGATGGCGCCGCCGTACATGTCCCGCGTGAGATCCGGCGCAGTGCGGATTGCCCGGATGGTGGCCGGTGTTCCGGTTGCCGACGGCGTATATGTGGCATCCGCCGCCATGTTCCCATCTTCGAACAGAGCGTCCAGGGCGGCGGAAAAGGCGTTCATGTCAGACGCCTCAGCTTGCGGCCATCAGGCCGGCGTCGACCAGCGCGTCGCGCAATGCGTTGATCTCGGCCGCGCTGCCACTCGAAGCATCGGCGACATTCGCCGCAACCGGATACTGGGCTGCGCCCAGTCGGACGTTGCCCAGCGTGTCACCTGCACCGCTGGCCACGGCCTCGGTACAGGTGCCGATCAGCAGGTCACCATCGGACGCGGTGGTGGTGCAACGGCTGTTGCCGTCGTCCCAGTAGACGCGGTCGCCGACCGACCAGGCCTGCGAGCCGACCTTGGTCAGCTGCACCACGCCGGTGATCTGCAACGACAGGTCCGCGCCGCTGGTCGCATCGTGGATGGCAACGCCGAACATGGACCCGGTCAGGACCGGGGCGCCGGACGAAACGGTGCCAGCGGCGGCAATCACCAGCCGGGCACCTTCTTGGATGAAGTTCTGCATCTGTCTGTCCTCGTGTCAGGGAAATTGTGGCCACCCGGTCGGGCGGCCCGTGATCAGGCGTCGATCAGCCCGGGTTCTTGTAGAAGGTCCGCCAATCCAGAGGCGCGACACCGGCGTCGATGCGCACCTTCAGCTCGACACCATCGGTCGACCAGGCGGTCTTTTCCTCGATGAAGGGTTCCTGAACGCCGTCCAGGTAGGCCACCTCGACCGTGTCGTGCATGTTGGGATTGGCCGCCATGTACCATGCGGTCGCCGAGGCGTCGTCCAGACGCGCATCGGTCACGACCTCTGCCATGCCCGCCACCGGGTTGTTGGCATGCCCCTTTTGCGCGGTCGGGTCGACGATCGAGGTCATCAACTGCTGGGCCGAGGTTTCCAGCGCGGCAGGCACGAGGAAATAGGAGGGCCGAATGTTGAGCGACGGACCGCTGGCCTTCTCCTTTTGCTTGCGCATAGCTGCCCGGGCAGCGCCCAGCGTGGTCACACTCGGGGCGCCGCCGCTACCAGCCAGGTTGTTGTGGTCGGCGTGGAACAGCGCTGTCCCGTCCGACATGTTCGGGTTCCCGGTCAGAACCGCGTAGCACAGGTTCCCGATCGTGCGCCGCGCCGCCCGGCCCGAGGCACGGGGCAAGCTGGAGAACAGCGATAGGTCATCGTTGATGATCGCTTCGCGCGTGATCTTCAGGATCTTGCCGTAGGTGGCCAGCGTGATCGGTTCGCCACGGTCGCCGATGGTCCCGTACTTGTACTCGCCGCCCTCCGGCTTTTCGGGCAGCGCGTCGATCAGGCCCAGGCCGACGCGCTTGGCCGGGCGGAAATCGGTCAGCGTCCCGGCTCGCGTCCAGATCTGGTAGGTTTCCTCGGCCTCTTCCCACCCCATCAGCGCGGCCTTCTGCGCGATATTGGCCAGGATATTGGCGAAATCGCTGGTGGAATGCGCGCCAGCACCGGACTGCACAAAGGCCTGGCCGACCATGTCCAACCGGCTGCCCGACGCCCGTGCCCCGCTGATCTGCAGCGACTGCCGGGCCAGTTCCGCCAGCGTGAAGCCGGTGAACTCGTTGCGCTCGCCACCCTCAAGGCCCGCACGGGCCATCAGGCCCAGGGCCGCGCCCTGGCGGAACCGGTCGCGTTCATCGGCGGTCACCGATGCGGTGGGGCCACCCACGCCCTGCGTCTTGCTCTGCGCCTTGGTCGCGTAGGCATCGATGGCCTGCGCCCGGAAATCATCGACCGTCACATCGCCCTCGCGGGCCTGTTTGACCGTCTCCGCATCGACGCCCAACTTGGCCGCCACGTCCTCGATGCCCGCGATACGCTCGCGCTCCTGTCGGAGAATCGCGTCACGATCCACCGTCTGGGTCTGCGCCTCACCCGCGGCGCTCTGGGTCTGTTCAGCCATATCGGCCTCCTCTTGGGTATCGACGGCCGCCGCCGCCTCGTCTTGCGCCGCGCCGCTGGCGGCCTCCACAGGCGGGGCCGCGTGCGCCTCGCCTGGCCTCTCTCCGGCAAGATCGCCGGAATGCTGTCGCGCCAGGGGTAGAGAGCCCCTGGACTGGATGCGTGAGCCCATGTCTGCAGGGACGGCACAGACCGACACTTCGTCAGGTCGCCACCGTGTGAAGTACATCACCTCGGTTTCCGCGCCGTCTTCACCGGTTTCGATCCGAACCTCCTGCGCCAGGACGGTGAAACCGACAGAGATGTTGCGCAGAACGCCCTGCGCGATCTTCGACCAGATCGGTTCCACGTCTTCGGTCTGCGCAAAGCGCAGCTTGGCCTTGCAAACCCCTGCGTCGATCCAGGCATCCTCGACCACGCCGATCACACCGTCCGTCCCGTAGGCGAAATGGCTGTCGAGGACCGGGCCGGAGGCGCGCAGGAATTCGAGGTCGACGGCGTCATCCTCGATCACCACGCGCGTCGGCATCCGGCGGACTTCACCGCGATGCATAACCCAGTGATTGACCAGGGCAGCCGTCGAGAAAACGACCTCGACGCTGCGCGCCTCTTCATCGACCGTGCCAAGAGGCGCGGCTTGCGTCATCAGGTCCGGCCTGCGGACTTCTGTCTGTGACTGCGTCATTCTTCACTGTCTCCTGTGTCCAGGTCGCGCAGCATCTCCTGCCAACGCTTCAATCCGGCGATCACCTCTTCTGCCGTGGTGCCGGTCTCTTCGATCACGGATTGGGGGTCGACGAGGTGCGCCTCGATCTGGGCAATGGCCGCCTTTGCGTCCCGCTCCGGGTCGACCCAAGGCCGTTTGGGCGGGACGAACCGCGCCCGGGGCAGAACCTGTGTCCGCAGGTCACCATTGACCTGCCCTGCCCGCATCACGCGCCGCCATGCCGGGCGGCCGGATTGCTGAACCATCAGGTCCGCCTGCCAGACATCGACCAGGCGGTTGAACTCGATCCGCCCTTCGCGCATCGAGGAATAGTTGGCCCTGCTCGTGTCGCCGGTCATCTGCATGTAGGTGACGCCGCTGCCTGCAGCGACGGCATGCAGCCGCTCCTGCATGTGTTCCACCAGGCCACCGCTGGACTCGGGCGCGTTGAATTCCACCCCCCAACCGGGACGGGCCTGGACGATCATGCCCGGCTGCATGCGGTCCAGCGGCGTGCCGTTTGCCGTCGTGATCGGGGCCCCATCCTGCCCTTCGACGCCCTGCATTGCCGCCCCATCGGTGGCATCGTCATGGGCATTGTGGACGACCATCGAAATACAGGCTTCCAGCTTCTTCCGAACCACCTCGGCCTCGGCCAGGTCGTCCAGGTCGCGCAGGACAGTGGCCACCGGCGCAAACCAGGACACCCCCCTGACTTGCCCCGGCCGGAGAACCTCAAAAACGTGATCGACCAGCTCCGCCGGAACCCGGCGAATGTGGTGGCGCAGGCCAGTGACACCGTAGCGATCCCCGGGGTGCTGGGTGTGCATGTGATAGGCAACCCGGCGCCCGATCGCGTCGAACTCCACCCCCTGGACGATCCGCGAACCATCGGCACGAACTTCGTTTGTCTGGTGATCCAACCAATCGCCTTCAACCACGCGGCATCGCCAGAACAGCCGCCCGCCTTCGCGGGTCGGCGTCCAGATCCGCAGCGCCTCGCCGCCCTCCGCCACCGCCCGCATTAGGAGGCGCTGTTGCCCATAGAAGTCCAGTTGCCCTTCCACGTCGCAGCGTTCGACGAACCGTTCCCACTGGTCCCGCGTGACGCGCGACAGGGCCTCTGCCGTGTCCTTGTCATCGGTTGCCAGGGCCACACGAGGCCGAACGCCGGTGCCAGCAATGTGCGAACCCAGGACGCGAACAGCCCGCGAAGCATGCGGCGAGTTGCGGACGAGGTCCCTGGCCGACGCCCGCAGGAACGGCAAAGCGCCCTGCAATTCGGTCGAGGCCGAAGTGTGCGGCCGCGTCCAGCCGACCATGCGCCCGCCCGTGCGCGCAGCATCATAGCCTTGCAAAATCTCGGCTTGTTTCTTCACCGCTGCCAACCGCAGACCGGCTTGTTCGGCGCGCAGATTTGCCTCGGCCCGCCGTGCCCGCCGTTCCGCGAAAATTGTCCCGATGCCGAACATCATCAGCCTCGATGCATCGCGCCAATGGACACGGTCACCGGCGACAGGCCTGCCGATATACGCTGCTGTCCGCGCCAATAGGCGATGGCCCGTTCCATTTCTGCCTGGTTGGCGTATTTCACGCTGCGCCCGTCGCTATAGGTCACTTCGCGCACGCCTTGCGCCATCGCCGTCTCCAGCTTCGTGATCGCCTCGGATGCCGTCACAGCCATTTGTCACCCCTTCCGCCCAGCCAGTCGCCGGGAGTCTCCCGCGGCTTGGCCGGCGGGCTTGCTGGTTTCGTCGTTGTCTTCGGCGCGGCCTCTGCGGCCTGTTCCTTCGGAATCACTGGAACGGTCGCATCGAACAGGTCCGCCTGGCCCTCCGGAGACGGCGCGCTCCGCTCTTCCGCCAGGCGCCGCCATTGATCGTCGGTCATGGAAGTCCACCCTTTGCGTCGGGCAGCGGCTTCGGCGTAAAGCATCGTGTCCAACCCCTCGTTGCGGCGAGACGGTTCGACCAGTTCCCAACGGGACGTGGTGACACCCGAGGTTGACCGACGCAGCACACGCACCTCGGACGTGATCATCCTGTAGAACTCGTCGCCAAGCCCCTTGGCGAACGCCACATGCCCACGCTCTGCAGGGTCCTCTTTGGCCAGCCAGCCGTAGAAATCCCCCTTGAGCTGGCTGACGTTCAGCATGAAGGCGCGCTTCTGGCGTCTCTTGGCCTTCCCGTCCGGCCGGCGTTCGAACTTCTGCGGCGCCATGATCGGACCATTCTGTCCGCTGGCCCCCTTGACGATGATCACCCGTGACCACGGATGCCGTTTTGCAAACGACCAGACATCCTCGGTATAGGTGCCGCCGTCGATCGCCATCATGTCCAGTTGCAGCGGCAACCCGAGGTCCGTCTTCCAACTGGCCTTCAACAGAGCATCCAGGGCGACACGCGCCTCGCTGTCGCCGATGTGATGCGGGATCACCCGGTAGTCGATCACCCAGCGCTGGTAGTTCGCGCCATAGGCCACCACCTGCACCTCTGTCCGGTCGAGCTGACAGTCCACGCCCGCCGTCAGGATCACGCCCCGCGCCGGCACGATGCCGACACCGCGGCCCTCACCGTCCGGCACGTTCTCGACCCGGTCGCGCAGTTTTTCCCAGTCCGGCCCCTTGCTGGCCTGTTCGTAGGGCAGGCCCAGGACATCGTTCCAGAATGTCTGTTCCGTCTCGGCCTCGACCTGGTCGCGCAGCGCCTGTTCGGTTTCGCCGCTGACCTTGGCCGTGGTCCAGCCCATGACCTGCGCGTATTCGTATGCGATCGAGGCCCAGTCCCGCTGTGGCCCGTAGGCACGCCACAGGTGAAAGCCCGGGTGATCGCCGCGGGGGTTCGTCGCCACCCACTTGCCGTTCGCGATCAGCGCCGGCTTGTCCGAATGCCGGATCTCGCAGCCGCAGGCCTCGCAGGTGAAATGCGCATCGGCCAGGTTTTGCGGGTCGATCCGCTTCTTGAAGTTCTCCCAGGTCAGCGGCGCCATGTTGCCGCAATGCGGGCATGGCACGTTGTAGTACCGCTGGTCCGACCGCGCGAAGGCGGCACTGATCCGGCAGGCCCCCAGGATCTGCGGGGTCGAGGCGCGCAGGATCTTCGCATCCTCGAAAGCGGCGGCCCGGCTGACCGCCATCGCCTCGGGGTCGCCCTTGGCGTGCATCTCGAACTTCGACAGGTCGTCCATGACAACCAGCCGGTGCGAGGTCTGCGCCAGGTCATCCGGCGACCCGGCGCTGGTCACCTTCAGGATACCGGACCGGTCCAGCGTTTCCTGCCGAAACTTGGCGTCGCTGTTCTTGTCGGCCCCGCCGCCGCGCCCGAACATGCGCCGCAGCGACGGCGCCGCCCGTCGGATCGGATACCACTTCTGGTCGATCCAGTCGGTGGCCGCCTTGTTCGTCGGGTGCACCACCAGCGAATTGAGCGGCATGTATTCATGCCAGGCCGCCACGGTCGGGTTGATCACCGATTCCGTCTTGGCGATCTGGGCCGACCCCCGCAGCGTCACTTCTCGGCAAGGATGCTCCGGGCTCAGTACCGCGTGGATCTCCGCCAGGAATTGCACCGGACGGATCGAGAACGGGCCGGGAAACGGCGACCGCTCGTCGAAGACGATGTTCTCCCGGCACCAGCGCGTGATGTCGGGTGGCGGCGGCGGGCGCATGGCATCGGCCATCGCCGAGGCGATGACGGCCCGCGCCGAGGTCAGAAAACCCATTTCAGAAATCGGCGTCCTGTTCTTCCGGCGCCATCTCTGCCGCCTCCGCCTCTTGGTCGAGTTGCTGCGCCCGGGCGCTGCGATGCTCGCGCCAGACGTCGATCATGATCTGACGGGCCGTCTTGAAGTCGACTCCCATCTTGTCGGCCACCGCCCGCGCCGCATTCCGCAACACGTTCTCGAACTGGGCCAGTTCCGCCGCCAGCGCGCGCCGGGCTTCACGCCCCGCCTGTTCCGCCAGGACAAGCGTCCCGTCGTCCTGCGCGTTGAGGCGGCGCAGCTTCCGGGCCTCTTCCTCGGCCTTGAGCGTCCGGGCCATTTCATAGCGGGCCTGGTCGGTGGTCCGCAGCGGCGCCGAGTCCCGCTCGGGCACATCCTGCGGGGCCTCAACCGGAGAATCGGTTTCCTCGATCTCGCGCAGCGCCTGCCTGGTCCGGGCGCCGTTCCCCATCATCTGGCCAGGATCCAGCTTCCTGTTCAGCGCATTTGCGCAGGCCGCCAGGTCAAACCGGCGCGACCGCCCGTCCCCCTTGTAGCACCCGTCGAGCTTTCCCTCGGTCACCAGTTGGCTGATGCGGCCTTTGCTCAGGTCCAGCTTTGTCGCCAGTTGTGTCGCCGTCAGTCCGCTCATGCCTTTCCTGCCCGCCTAAACCGTGTCCCGGCTTCTAAACATCCGTTATGTTTAGGCTTTCCATTTAGTTTACCGCCGCGAAACCCACGCGCTTAGCGCCCCCGTATACGTTTATTTCGCCGGAAGGACCCGCTTTCGCTTGACATCTCGCCGGGGGATGGGGCGCCGCCCAGCCGCTGCAGCGCCCCGGCTCTGCTCGCGCCTGTCGGCTGGCGCGCTCGGGGTATCCCGAAACGAGAAGCGCCCGGAGGCATCTCTGCCCCGGGCGCACTTCGGTTCGACGGCACTATGTCAACAGGAGCGGATTTCAGTCAACCCCTTTTCGACCAGGGCGCCACCGCAGGCAGCGCATCGGTCAACTCGAAGAGGTCGAACGTCACCCCGCGCAGCCCCGCCTGAACGTCCATCAACGCCCCGCGCCAGTCGAGATACCGCCGCCGCGCCGCCGCCACCTGCGAGGCCGAGGGTTCCACCGTCACCGGACAGACGGTCACCGACTTGCGCACCTCGCCGCGCCGCGTCCGATACCGGACTTCGCCAACCACCTCGGTCTTGGCCAGCCGCTGGTTCTGGTTTGCCCCGCGCCATCCGCACGGCACCATCCGCTGAGGCCCGATGTCCCAACGGGGGCAGGCACAGGTCCGCGCCAGTTCCGCCACCTGCACCGCCACCGACCAGGGCACCGACCGCCGCAGCACGCTGACCACAACCTCGGCGTCATGGTGCGGCAGGCTGCGCCCACCCGACTGATCGACACGCAGGCACGACCCCGGATCACCCGTGGACAAGGCCATCGCCTCCATGATCCGCCGGGTCGAGTCGCAGCCCACAGGCGCACCGCCGCCAACCTCGTCGTATTCCAGCGCCGCCTTCTCGCGCGCGAAGGCCCATTCCAGCAACAGCCGCACGCTCACCCGCTCGCGCCCATCAGGCCCGACCGGCTGACCACAGCGCCCGACACCCTCCGCCTGCACCGCCGCCCGCGCCCCGATCCCGCGATAGGCCATCATGCCGACACTCCCG